CTCACTGATATTGAAGCTGCTGCCCAAGAACTTCGGGATAAATTTGGCGACCGCTTGGTTCTCCTAGATCAGCCTCTCAACCGTGGCGGAAGCCTTGCGCGCCATTAGCATTTATGGAAAACATCTTACCTGCCAATTTAGAGTCGCCGGAGTCTGGGCAATCACGGCAGTTACTCGGATGCTCACTGTATTTGGTGCCGAAATCCACGCCACATAAACCGCACCAGCACCTAAATCACCCGATGGCGTTGCCACGCAAGCCATTCCCGCCGCTGCACCAGCCACAGTTACCGTGGTCGTAACAGACGCGCCTAAAAGCAATGCTCCTGGTGCCCAAGATGTGAGAGTAGCATTCATGATTTAAAGTCCAATTACGTGAACATAATACGTGTAAGAATTTCCGGCGACCGGAGTTCCGTTCATGGTTATGGTCAGGGTTGTCGCTGTCGCTGCCCAGGTGTGAGGCGGCGTGTTGAATGGACTGATAATGTCATTTCGCAGCACAACCACAATGGGATTATTTGTCCATGTTCCATCTTTCCATGTGATCGTAATTGTCGGGTTCGCTAATTGGCCTGTGCCGGAAGAATTGACGATGAACGCAAAGGCTTGGTCAGTTCCCGTAGCGGCAGACTTTGTGGCTGTCGTTCCCCATCCAGCCGAGAGCACAATCGCCGCATCAGCCCCCGAATAAGCAGTGCCAATGTTGGCCTTGATTCTGCGCAATCGTGCATCACCCACAGAGCCATCAATCTGTGCTTTCAGTGTTACACCAGCATCACTAAACCATCTGCCTAAAAGTCCATTCCTTACTTGGAATCCGTCTGTACCGCGCAGAATAAGCGGCCCTTGCGACAGGAACACATTGCTGCTTGCATCAACATTTATTGGCGTAGCGGAAGTTGAGAAATCTCCACCTGCTGCTGTATTCATATCCAGACTAAACGCAGCCCCAGAGCTTCCGATTCTCCACAACCCTCCTGCGGTTATGGATTGTGCCAAATCTCTCAACAGGAAAGTCGGGCCACCACTTTTCTGCACACGCGGCGCGCTATTGGTCGCGTCAATCAGCAGAGGAGTAGCTGAAGGCGTTTGGATTATGCCGTCGTCGTTCAATAGGCGGAATAGGTTTGTCTCGTTCCCGCTGAAGCTGTAGGGAGTGGCACAGTTGAACTGTTTATTGTTTGCAAGAATTAAGTTGTCGAGGCCAGCAGCGGGGCATGTGACCTTGTAGCCGGTCGGCGCGTTGTAGGCGATGTTCCCTGTCACGGAACTGTTCTGATTGATGGTATTGTCGCCCGCCTGATTCCAGATTAGATAGCAAATCTGAGTCGCATTGTTCGTGCCAAAAACCACGTTCCCGCTGATATTGATACCGAAGCCAGAACGGTTGCTGATTCCCGTTGTCCCGTTTACCGCTGGCATCAGAACCGTATTGTTGACGATTGATACGTCCTGACACGATGTTGAGCACTCGATGGACGTGTCATGACATCCGACGATGATATTCCCCTTAATAGTGAGGCGGGCTGTGCCATAAGCCGCTCCAACCTTTGAACCGATACAGAATATTCCATCGGCCAAAAGGGAATTGGCACAGTAATTATCTGTAACTTCTATATCATTCACTAGTGCGTTAAGTGGGCCATTGCCGAGCAGAATACAGCTACCGATGGCGATTGTGTCAATAATGTTCCCGTGAATACGACCCTTGGCGCAACCGTCATCACACCACACCCCATGATCGTAAGAATTGAGAAATTCACACCCGCTAATCTCAAACTTCGTGACGCCTTTGAAATAAGCCGTGCGCCCCACCCCGGAGACAATACTCGCTGCGTTTACAGTCAAATCTCGAATGATAATGCTTGAGTTGGTAGCCCCAGCGTTTTTGAAAACATCAAAATTCGTTCCTGTAGTGGTAAGCGTCGTAATTCCGCGCCCTGCGCCACGAAGCGTAATATTTGATGGGATTGAGATGGAAGCAGAAATAGTGTAATTACCAGGCGGGATATAGACTTCTCCACCCGTTGCCGTTGCTGCCGTAATCGCCGCCGCAATGGTGGTATTAGCTACTCCATCGACAACGAAAATATTGTCAACGTTGCCAGAAATTAATTTCCCTGCGGCGAGAGTGAGATTGCCAGTCGTTATTGTTTGATTGCCTGAAGGATTCAGCAGCACTGCGCCAGCAACCGATGGGCCTCCTAATGAGGCAGGAATCATTGTGCTTAAGTCAGCCGATGCCCCTGCAATCGACCAATAGCCGAAGTCCTGAATCAGCGTACAGCCGTTTGAGCCATAAAGCTGCGCCCGGTAAACGGTTCCGCTTGGACTCAGTTCATCGTTGAACCAGATGGCCGTTGTGGTGATTTTCCCATTCGCATCCAATGGGAAGTACAGTGGGGCAGTCGTTATCTGTCCGCCCGTGGCTGTGACCTCGGCATTCTGCGAAAGGGTTAGAGACAGCAACCCCAGAGCGACAACATTGCCCTTGGCATCCTGAAATCCCTGACTGGTGCTAATAAGTTTTGCGGGAGGCAGTTTAGTATCCTGCTTTCTTTCTGCGCTTGTTGATGGCTTGGGCTAAGGGGCTGGGCTGATTTAAGACTTGATTGTTTGCCAGTGAGTTCTTAATCGCAATCGCCGCCAAAGCGCGAGGGTTTGTTACAGTCTGCCCTGCCTGACGCGGGCCTACTGGCTTAGGCGTGGGCTGATTGAATTTCTCGTTGAGGAGAGCCATTACTTTTTCCCAGCAGCAGCCATCGCGCCCATCTTCTTTGCGCCGTACTTACGCCTGCCAATGGCGGCAGCAAGCGCACCGGGATTAGTTACTCCCGGCTTGCTAGACAGCTTTTGCTTGAGAGCAGCAAATCTCCCGCCACTTCCGAGAGGAGCTGAAGCATTTGGTTTTGCCATACATCACCCCGCTAAAGATTCGGCGGCAATTTTTCCATCAGGCAACACGGTTGGAGGCGGATCGAGATAACCCTGTTTCATCTGGCGAAGGTCGCCAACTGCACACCCGCCAGCAAGACAGTCTTTGCATTTCGGATGGGTTTTGATGTGCCACTGCAACAGAACTTCTGCCGTTAGTCCGGTCTTGACGTTCTGTAACGCCGTGCCAGACTTCAACTGCTCATCCGTGCATTTGATTGGCGGGAAGCTCTTGAAACACCGGATGCATTGAGGCCGGAAACAGTTATCAGAATTAACCTGTGCCCTGAACGCATGGCCTTGCGGCATGATGCCTTCGGCCATCTTGATATGTTGGCAGCGGAACTGAGTTTCCTTTTCCGTTCGGCCATAGGCTACTGCCTCTTTGATCTTGGCGACTCGCTTGCGCCGTTCAAGCTCGATCTCTTTGTCAATCTTGGCCTGCTCATGGGGAAGTGGTTTTTTTAGTTCCGTGATCGCCTTCATCATGCGGTCATCGGATTGCCGCTGCATTTCGGCCATCAGTTCGAACAGGTCTTCATTGGTAAAGGACTTTTGTGGTTGCGTGGTTTCTTCTTTCATATTGTGCTTCGTCTCCCTGTTAGTAAGGCCCAATAAGCCGAGTCATAGCTTGGTGGGCCAAAAATCGTTTCAGCAGCGGCCAGGTTAATCATTCCGGCCCTGACAAGCCGTTGCAGGATCGTGCGGTAGCCTTGTCTCAGAATCTTCTTGCAGCCGCCATAATGCACTTCTGTCTGCCCGCCAATAGTCATTACGCGGTCATCTTCTTTTTCTTGCAGGAAAAATTCAGGCATGATGCCATCATGGAATCCCATCAGAAATTGCTTGCCTTCTGGGAAAGTTTCAGAGACTTCAACTAAGCGATATATCCCAATCTTTTCCCTATCGGCATTCGCTCTTTCAAACCAGAACGATGAATTGAGCTGTAAAAGTCGCCGCATGAATGTTTCTGCGGTAATCGGAATGCCAATGGAAGCATCAAGCTCTGTACGTGGTCTGCCATTGTCCACTCGTACAGATTCAGCAGCCTTTTGGTTGGCATCGGCGTTAAGGGCTTGCTGATATTCGCGTTTGTATCCGGTTTTGTCTTTCTGATGGCGTTCAACTGAAGAAAGCGGAGAACCCGCCATCACCCGGTTAGAGGCTTTGGCGGATTCTACCGATTTAGGAACGTCCAGAACTATCATGCGAACGGCAGTGCGCCCGGAGGCAGCGCAAACAGCGTGTAAGTAAAAGTGAAGCTGGGCGATGTGCCGCCAATCGTGTAACTCAGTCGGCAATTGTTCACGTCCACTGTTGCGGGTTTAACCAGCGTGCCGCCGGTCAAGGCAACCGCGCCCTCAGCCCCTACTTCGCCCACTCCAATGCCAAGGCGAACGGTCAGGAACGTAACGCCCGTGGCGGTGATTTGGGTATGCCGCCATGGGACGTTTACCCAAGTCGTACCGCCGTCAGTGGAAGTCTGCCAGCAGATGTCGAGCGTTGGCGAGGTTCCACTTGCAGCCGTTACGTTCACATAGAATGTGTACGCATCGGCAATAGGCAGCGTGAACTTGGTGGTTTGCGTGGTTGCGGTTTGCGCTGCGGAAGTCTGCAACGCTTTGATGATTGGAGTTTGAAGGTTACGCGCCATTAGATCACCTCCGCGAAGAAGTCATCCAGCGTTGCCACGTTGGAAGCATTGGTTGAACCGAAGATGCAAGACACCATGCACCCGCAAGTTCCGGTGGTCAGATCGACGCCGGTTAGCGCCGTAATGGACGCGTTGGCCGTTTCAATCGTCTCAGCGTTGTATCCGTTCGCTGTGCCTGACAAACGCTGAGAGGTTGAATCCCAGATCAGAAGCACGTCAATAAACCATGGCCGCGTGATCGTAGCCAGAGAACGGTTGGTCAGAGCGAAAACGGTTGTGTTGTTGGCCGAAGTCGCTGAACCTGTGGTTGTGGTCAGATCATTCACGTTCTTGTTGAACTGAAGAGTGGCAAGAAAGTTTGATGTGGTCCCGGTTGTGGCGCGGCCTCTGGCGGAAACGTAAATCCGCTTTGTGGTATCGCCTGTGGTGCCCACAAGTTTGACGAATGCCGATTTAAGCGCATTGTCAGCTTGCAGGAATGTGGTGGCAGAAGTCGGGTTGGTAAGGTTCGTCGCCCGCTTTGCTACGTAATAACCTTGCACTGATGCCATAACTCATCTCCTAAATTTCGGTTCAAACCGTCAGGGACGGCTCAAGAGTTAAACGAGCGATGAATCCGCAGTCACAATGCGGAAACGTGGTGTGGTCGTATCCAGGGTCTTCGCCACGGTTGCAAACCAGTAAGAAACATACTGGCCGATATTGCCTTCTGGGTCAGCCGGTGATGGGCCACCTTTGATGATGTTGACCTGCATCTGCTCATTGCGCGGGTCAACAATCTTTGATGGGCCTCTGCCGGTCAGGTCGATCATCCCCACTCCGCCGTCGCCAGCAATGTAAGTGCTGTAAAGAACTGAAGGGGCAGTACCGGAAGTGTTGACGTTCGTGGTTTCGAGGAACCTTACGCCAGCAATCTTGCCGATTTCCCCGTACATTGGCGAGTTCACCAGACGGGTGTTATCGGTGTATTTCAGGACATCAATGAATCCACCAGCCGTGTTGTCAGAGGTCAGATCATAGGAAACAAACGGATGGATGATTCCTACAAAGTCCCCTCCGGCACGCGGGCGGATGTCTCTGCCGGTGAGCTGAGCACGGTTAGCGCGGGCATCGGCTGCTGAGAACGCAGTCCCAATAGTGGCAAAGAGTTGGCCGGTATTGGAATCGAATTCATTGCGGTACAGCGTGTCTACAGTCTTTGCGGCACGGTAGGAGACGTCATCAACCATGCGCTCGGTGGTGGCAGCAATGTCGGTAAGGATCAGCAGTTCGGATGAGCTGGTGAAATCTGAGAACTGCTCGACGGTTGCCGAAACCGTTGTGCTGGCCTGATTGAACGGTGTGCCAACAGTTTCCGCCGAAGGCGTAGTATTAGCGCCCGGCAGAGTAAAGCGGTACATCTGGGTTGTTTTGCCTGAACCCTGCGGGATGACGCGAGGTTCGCAGATCGAGGCAAAGCGAAACATCTGCTCAAGCCGATCGAGCTTTACTCGGTCGTAATAGACTGTGGCCTGATGAGTTAGGCCTGCTGATTGAGTGGTATTCGCCGGTGGGGCGTAAGACATAGATTTCTCCTATGAGTCGGGAATGATGTTCAATTCGCCGTCACAGAAGGAACTCTTCTGAAACTGCCTGCAACCCGCAACGAGGAACACTCGCGCCAGATTGGACGCTTGTTAGATTTTTATAGCTGCCGGGATGAAAGGAACGCTTTCATAGGTAGCTAAACCGATTCTGCTACTAAACTTTGTCCAAAGTCAATAAATATAATTCCTCTGCCTTGCAAGGTCGATTCTCCGCTGGATTTCATCTTTCGTCATGTTCACGTCCACCTTCAGATCATCGGGCACCGTGCTCAAGTCTACCGGGCCTGTGCTCGGTATCGGAGGCGGAGGAATCGGAGTTATCGGCGCTGCTTGTGCCGCTGGCTTTGCCTCATATACCTTGGTTTGTAGGGCAAAGGCATGAGCGGCCCTGAGAGCGTTTAGCTGTTGCCCAGTATCGCCGGAAAGCATCAAGGGGGTTAGGCCCAAAGTTTCCACGGTATTCAACAGTTTTTCTGAGTTCTCTGGCGTAGCGTTGAATTCCGGCGCAGCAGCGGAGAACATCACGGAAAGGTTCTGCCCTGCAAATTGTTCCGTATTCTGCTGGATTCTTCCCAATGCCGCCTTGTATTCGTCAACCGTCTGGAAGCCAAGCTCTTTTGCCTGAAGTTCAGTAACGTACTTGGCAATGCGGCCTTCTTCCTCATTGGCGAAAACCTGCGGTGCAGGAGGAGTTGGAGGCGCAGGCGGTTGTTTCGCTTTCTCAATCTCCGTCTTTGCCCAGAGCTTTGTGTTTACATGCGCTCCGCCAATCTTGGGCAGAATTTCCGCTGCGGTTCCCGTGAACGTCTCGCCTGTAAGATATTTGACTTCAAACTTGCCGTCGCCAAGGTCTTTGGTAACAACCGGATTCTCTGGCGTTGGCTCTGCTGCAACCGGAATTGCGGGAGTAGGAGCGGCAGGTGTAGGGACTGCCGCCGCAATCTGCTCTTTTGGCATGTTGACGGTTACTTGCTCTGCCGGAACTGCGGGACTTGCTGGTACTGTTGGCGCTGTGCTCATTGTGCCTCGCTTGAAAGTGTTTCAAAATCTCTTTTGAACTGCTCTAATTCTTCTTCGTGCGCCTTGATTGTGTCTTCAGCCTGAATCATCATGGCGCGATACATCGCTTCTCTCTGCTGCCACCTGAGTTGCAAGCGCATGTACGTCATCGGGTCGCTCGATACATTGCCTACCATATCCTCAAAAGCCGCCTGTACCTGTTCCTGCATGAATACGGTCAGTTCCTTGAAAGTCTCTGACTGGTAGACTTGGGCCTTTTCTGAAAGTGGTATTTCAGGCGTTGCGCTCATTTCTTGGCCGCTAACTGTTTAGGCTTAGGCGCGAACTTTTCTGCGGTCTGGGCAGGGTGTTCCATGCCAAATTGCTTGACGAATAGCGCGTGAATCGCTTCTGGCGTGAGCATCTTCATAAACAAAGTTTTGAGCAAAGCCGTTTCGTCTGCCGCATCCTGATTTTCACTCTGCTGGTCAAGGCGAGATTGCTGAAGCTGCATCTTCGCCATGATCTCCATTTGCTGCTGCTGCTGCAACTGTTGCTGTTCCTGCGGAGTCATGGGCCGCATCAGGGACTTGTTTGGAATGTTGAATGTGTCACAGGCAATTTGGTCAAAGTTTTTAGTATCTAGCGTCTGCCCAATTAGGTGCATGGCTGAAACATAAGCCGGATTGAAATAGGTCTGGGCAAGAGCTTGAAATCCACCTGACTGCATGGATGTTCTCATTCGCATCTTGGCAGAAGCTCTGACTTCAAAACGAACCGAAGCATTCAAAACCGTGAGCGGATCGAGTTCAATCAACTGCCCGTCATCGCCCATCAACTGAATCAACTGCTGCGGGTTGAGATACTTTTTATCCAGCGCGAGAAGGATGTAAAGCAACGGCTCAAAAAACTGGTCTTCAAAGTTCTCAACCTGATATTCAACTCTAGAATTTGCAGCCGATTGTTTAGCAGCGATTCCATGCGCTGTGCGTGCTGAACTATCTCCGCCGCTAGCCGCCACCCCATAAGCCGCTGCATCTGTATTTCCAGTAAGTTTCTGGACACGTTGCTCAAGGGCTTGTACCTCCTCAAATGCCGCAGGATTGATCGCCCCCATTTCCATGCGCTTTACATCGGTTTCAACATCGTTCAACACTTCCCAGTTAGCGCCGGGATGAAAGCGTCTGCCTGATGCGCCGACAAAAGCCCCGCGTTTCCTGATAATCGGAGAATGCAAAATCAGGTTCAATTCATCCACGCGGTTATTGATGATGTTCTGGGCTAGTTTGTGATCGCCTTCAACCAGGTCGCAAATCGAGAAGCCGTAGAATCTTCCCAGGTAATTGGTGTAAAAGCTGTTGATGTGTGGAATGATGCCGTAAGGATTTGGCTCATTGCACATAGCGTGCTCGCGCCCCAGAAGCCATACATAGCGGTCTTTCCTCCAATAACGGATCATTTCCACGCGCAACAGTTCCGGGTCTGCCGATTGATCTTGAATGGGCGTGTACATGTTGCCGCGATACGATTCCTGCATCTGCTTGGTCGTATCTCCCATCGTTGCGGCTTTCATGTGCGCCAGTTCAATCAAACTTTTGTCATTGGGGACGCTGAATCCCGGCAGGCTGGCATAAGTCTTAATCTCTCGAATCGGTATCAGGTGCCGCGTTGCTGTGTAGAGAGCATCTTGCGGGTTGGGACTCGGGCAATTCGGGTCGATATAGAACTCTTCAATTTGGACATTTTGAGCATAGGGCCGCGACACCTGATACTTTTCCTGCCTGCGGTTAATCTCAAAGTGCATCTGCCCGTTGGGAACTTGTACAGGTTCAGCCGTAATCGGATGCGGAACCGTAACGGTATCAGCCACAGCCATACGGTCGTAAACTTGGCGGTCTACTGCCTGCTGCCACCAGCCAAACTCAATCGGGCCTGCTCCGTAAGTCAAAGCAGATTCATACGAACGCCTGCAAAGCTCACGGGCAGTCAAGAATTGTCCCGGCTTGCCAATGTCTCTGAGTTGCGAACTCAAAAGCTGTCTTACCGCAAGAGCTTGAGCCAACGTGCTTCCCGGCTCGGGAAAAGATTCAAACGGCTCGGGATCGTCAAAAATGACTGCCAGAACGCGCGGCAGAAGGACTTGAATTTCCTGCAATGCGATAAATACAGGCAAAGCAGAGCGGGGAATCCGCGTTCCTTCCCAAACTTTCTTTTCCGTCCAGCCCGTGAGCAGGCGATTCGATTCCCGAAAACGTCTATCATGGTTCTGGTTTCTGAACGTCTCTGCCTTACGGAAGTCGGCCAGTGCAATCTTTTTGGCAAACTCAGGCGTCCACTGCGTGTTTACAGGCGTGATGGTAGTAGCCTCTTGCGTGGTGAGGCTTGTATTACCTGTGATTTGCAGGGTTTCTGGGACTACAGGTGCGGTCGCCATTATGCGTTAAACATGCTCGCTGAAGGATTGAATTCTGCTGCCAGTCCATCTTGAAACTCTTGCTCTTCCATGCCCTGCAACATTTCCCATGACATTGCTGCTACGGGAATGCCTTTCCATTCGCGGTAATCGGATTCAGGCGCTATGGGATTCATCTTTTCCCGGCCTTCAACGTCTGAAGTGATGCCGTCTCTCGACTGCAAGGCATCTGCAATCGTGTCTAAAATGTCATCATGGTTGAATTTGGGGAAGTAGAGAGCCTCTAAAATAAGTTGCTCTTTCGTATCTTTGGGAATGTCGTCTGCAAATACAAAAGCGCCGTTTTTCCAGTAAGGCTGCGTCCCGCGTATTCTGTGAACCTTGGAGACCGTGTTGTCGCGCTTGATTTCCATGATGGGCAGATAAATCCCCCGTCTCGCCATCTCTTTCCGCAGGAACGGCGCGAGAATTCTTGAGTGAGCCTCTGCCTCAATTTTGAAAAACATCAAACGCGGGCAGTAATTGAAAATCCAGAACATTCGAGTTATTACCGTTTCAGGATCGAGACGGCCCCAGAAAATCTTGTCGAAATAGCATCTCCCGTCTGTCCCCCAGCCATGAAGATTCAGGCATTCATGGTCTGCGTCTGCTCCGGCGCTGGTTCCCATGCCAGCAAGATCAATCGTGCAATTCCAGTTGATACGCGGTTTTAATTGATCGAGATAAGTGCGGGAAATCCAGCGAATGTCTTCTTTGGTTGTTATGAGGCCGTCTTTGTCCTGAAGTGGCTTAAGAAGATACTGTGGGTAGAGAACCCCGGGCCCTTCTGCGGGATCAGTCTCGATGCTTTTCAATTTATTGAGAGAAATTCTGTTGGCCCACCAGGGAACGGCTTTATCGGTGCCATAATCGGTCGCCGCAGGGATATAGAGAATGCTCCACTGCTTTTCCGCGTCAGGCTTCTTTTCTTCCTCGCTCTTGATACTGAAATGCAAATCGGAAAAGCTGTAAATCGTTCCCGTAAGGTCAATCCAGCCCTTTTCATCAGGGTTTATCAAGTCATCCTGTTTCAAGGGATTCAGTGAACCGAAGAATTTCTTTGTCTGCTCAATACTGCCAGGTGTTCTGACGTTCTGATCTTCCACCAGATCATCAACTTTGATGACATCATAGTGACCGCCAGCTACAGACGAATCAGCGCCGGAGACGCGGCAGGTTGGTTCCTTAATGCCTACCGTCTGACGGCAGGGAACGGTAAACTGTTCACTGTCGCCAAAATCTTCAACTTTGTCGTTGCCGATATTCTTGGGGCAGTATTCAGGGAAAAGCCAGCGGAAATGCACGTTCTTCTGAAATGATTCCTTGATGCCCTTCAAAAAGTCCTTGGCGCGTTCAAGTCTTGCCGAAACCAAAAGAATCCTCACATCGGGGTAATTGATAATCCATTGAATCGTGTGCGCCTGAGTGATGATCGTGGTTTTTAATCCGCCGCGAGTCACGAGGTTCATCCGCTTGCGTTTACCCTGAAGTTCCCACATTGAGCAGGCAGGCTTATAGCCGCATCCATCTTTGATGCGCACGACATTAAGCGGTTCAGCGCCGCCTTCAAACTTCTGGCAATGATCGACTAGCAGGCGATGCGGTTTCCTTACGTCTTTGTAATTCAGAACTCCGCACAAATATCGCAAATCGGTGCGACATCTATGACGCCTCGCCTTCCAGTCGGCCAGGTCGGCTTTTATGTTGAATCGTTCCATTTACGTCCAGGCAATCAACTTGGCAGTCACGTTAAAAGAAAACGATGGGGAAGTCCCTGCAATCGTATATTTCACGCGCCAGATGTTTCCCAGCGGGCCGGGACGCATCGAACCAGCAGTCAATGCAGCATCGGAAATGGCATAGTCGCAACTGGTAGTGGCAGCATTATTGGGGGAGCCTACCATGCTGCCGCTGGTAAAACGCATAATTTTGGTAGCGGCGGCGGTGATCTGGGTAGCAGCGTAAAAGTCGTCAAAAATCACTGTCCCGGTGCCTTTGCCCAAGGCAACATCAACCGTGGCCGCAGAGGGAAATATTTGATCCTGAATAAATACGTTAAGCGTTGGGCTGGTTCCGCTGGCAGCGGTGCATTGAATGCAGATGATAGCGCCAATGTATCCGTCGGGGACATTCAGTACCCCGCCAACTCCGCTGGCAGTAGCGACGGTCTGCGCTAACAGAATTACGTCTTTTGATTCAGATTGCATGTCATGCTCCTACGAAAAACGCGGGATTTGCTACTGAAAATTGCGCTCCCATATGCAGATAGGGGCACATTTTCGTGTATCCACTCTTGAAGCCCTTCGCTATGATCTGGCGATGGCGTTCTACGTCCCAATAACAGTCTTCAAGCGGCGGAAATTCAGTTACAAGCCCTTTTCTCAGAAAAACCAGACCACCAACCGCGTGAATTTCGGTAATTTCCGGCCCGTCAAGCTGAAATTGATCGCCATTCGTTACTGCTCCTGAGACAACGCCAAAATCAGGGTGCTTTTCCATGATTCGCAGGCCGTTTTCTACGAAGTCTTGCCCGTAAATTAGCGCGTCATCATTGGCTATGATGTAGGGGTCGGAAACAGAAATTTTCTCGGCTTCTTGTAGGCTAAAAGTGGAAAAGGGGAATTCTGGCGTGTTGACAGAACTGCATACCCATTCGCCTTCTCGGTGTCCCTTCCACCAATCATGCTGAATGCCATCTGCCCAATGTGCGATGTGCACCCTACAATCCTTTTGCAGCCTCCAGCGTGCTACTGAGGCAATAGCAAAGCCTAAGCGCAGCTCGTTGGAAGAAAAGACGCGAACGAAAACATCTGTTTTAGACGTAAATAACCTCTAGGCCGTGGCTGCCGGGGCGAAGTTCGTGCTTCAAGCCATGCTTATTGCAAAATTCATCAATGGCCTGCCTCACGCCGGGAAATGATGGCGTATCGGAATCGTGGCAGAGAGTCAATCCGCCAAGATTCATCTGCACATAGGCATGTTTTAAATCTTCCATAACTGCCTCGTAACTATGATCGCCATCAATAAAGGCAAGATCAAAGCTCACCACATAAGGCCATGAGTTCTCACCCCATATGCAGCAAAATGTCCATTGCGGATGCCCATACCAGACATATCGGCAGCTTGGGTGAACGTCTACGCTCCACAAATGGCCGCCGTTTTCTTCAAGGCCTGCCAATAGTGCAGTAGTAGAAATTCCACAGTGAACGCCTATTTCCAGCACGTTGCCTTTGGCATGTTCTTTAAGAAATGGCAGATGAGCATGGGTATCTAGCTTTTCATCCTGCTCAACTAGCGAATACATCTCCTGCGCCCGACTGTATATCGGCATTCCCGGCTGCGCCACTAGACAAACGCCTCATGCATCTGCGGAGCCGGATCGAGCACATAGGCCAGAGCAGAGTTCTGCTTTCTAAACTGGCACCGCTCACACCCTCTGCCGTCAAAATTGATCTGGTTATCAAAGCGCTCCTGACTCATCCAGAAGTCCTTGAAGCGTTGATCCTTGATGCTGCCAACCAATCCTCGACTGTTGTATGCATACCCACAGCAGCGGTACACGTTGAGGTCAGCCCCGATATAGGTTGTGAAGAATTGATACCCGCAGAGAGAGTCTTCTGGCGAACCCATTCTGAGGTCTTCAAGACGATCTCCAAATCGGTTATATACCGTGAATCCTTCATTGCTTAATCCTTCTGCCTCGGCACACAGCTTCGCGCACTCAGCATGAAAGCCTTCAAACATCGTTTCGTCTTCATTCGAGAACTGGGCTGAAATCCTGAAATTGTCAGCGCCAAGATATTTTGCGAGTGCAGCTGCCTTGGCTACTTCCTGCCAATTATGTGGCGTTACAACAAAACCAACGCCAATAACACAGTCGGTTTTTGCCTCATCACGCGCATTGCGGAGATACCTGACGGCGTCCATAGCCTTCTGCCAGTGACTTCTGTGCACCCGACGAACAGAACAGTACGTTTCCTCTGAAGCCGCATCCAGACTGACACGAACCCAAGATGCCCGCACAATTAACCTTGCCAGCGCTGGAGTGATCTGCACGCCATTCGATACCAGGGAAAACTTCATGCCATGCTGCCAAACCCTCTCAACTACCTGCTGAAACCCCTTATGCAGCGTCGGCTCCCCGCCACCTGTAAACTGGATCGCCTGCACCCCAATTTCCGCACAGTCATCCACAATCTCTAACGCCTTCTCCGTCGCCATCATGCGCTTATCATCAAATAACTGATTCGGCGCATACCCTTCCAGTCTATAAGCACAGAATTTACAGCTCTGCTGGCACAGGTCCGCCAAAATCAACTCAACATGCGGCAACCTTCCCGGCACCCCATTGCTGATTGAATGCAGCACGTCAGGGTGTCTAAAGGCCTTCAGGTGGCTGTAGGCGTTCACTACTGCTGTATCATCCTCGCCAAGCGCTCATCCTGTGCTTCCTGCGCCTGAAACAACCGATTCTGATGGTTCCTGTACTGGTTCTCCAGATACCTCGTCGCCTGCGCCAAGATATTCAACGCCAAGTCCAAATTCCCCATTTCCCCGCCCACTGCCAGCTTACCCGTAGCAAGCTCGTACTCAAGCGTCAGGGTCGCTTTCTTGCCTTCAGACTTCAGCGGTGCCCCGTTCAATGCCGTGATTTCAGCCATTTGAACCCCCACGGTAAACCTTGATGTTTGGGTCACACTCCCTGCCATCCGCTGTCATGTACTTGAACGTGTAACCGTAGGTCCGATTCTGCCCCACAATAGCCCGTGCTCGTTCAGCTTTCCCCTGCGGCAGCTTGTTGTAGTAAATCCAGTGCCAAAGTGCTTCTGCCCGCCTGTGTGCCCATCTCCAGAATCTAAGCCTCATTAGACCTCCAAACTCAAATTTTGCAAAACTCTACGGGTATAGCCCGCGCCGCCATTTCCCGACCCCTCTGGGGGTTTCCCGCCCCGGTGGCCAAGAAAGGTACCGGGAATTAAGCATTCTTTCGTTTTAACTGGCATCATCGTCTGTAATGGCCTTTGTTGGCGTGTGGTTGAGCTGTGAGGGGATGATGTGGGCAATATGGTTAGACATTCGCAGCGAACGGGCTGCTGATCCCACGGAGCGCGCTGAGGGTCGCCAGCCCATGATTGCTGCATATTTATGCGTCCTTTTGTGCCATTATGCACTGCTAAGTCTGTATTAAGCACGGCTAAATCCCGAGTTAGCCGCTGCCATTCCTGCCCTTGGGTTGCCACGGGGCCGAGCTTTCCAGTAGCCAAGGACCGTCAGCTCATCGCGCAATAGCTTGTAGATGGCCGAATCTCTCGACATGCCGCGTATAAGTGCACGTAATCGCTCAATTTCGGCCCCTGACGCGCGTCTACTCATCTTCTGCCCAGCTATCCAGCGCGGCCAAACTCTCAGCTCCAGGTGCCATCACCATGAATACGCCAGCATGACGGATGGATTGCACTGCCTTGCCCTCTACGCGGTCCGTCAGTTCTTGAATAGCTGCCAGCCTATCCCGCGCTTTGCCGGCCTCTAGCGCGTCTTTTGCTACTACAGCAGCATATTTGTCAGCGCCTTCATCATTCAAAATGCGCCGATACGCGTCAGAAATGCGCTTTGTAGGCGGTCTACCCGGCCCACCTGGGTTTCCAACAGCGAAATTTCCTTTTTCATCGTGAAGTGCGTTTTGCGGGCGACTTTCTTGACTTGCTTCTGAGCCAATGGGATACTGGGACTGGTCTATCGGGACAATAGTCTGCCACGTTACATTAACAGGTGAGTTATGGTCAGTAATGAGATTAGATTCACTCATGAGGGATTAGAGAAGATTTGTTTTGTATGCGGTTGCTTTGTTTGTGGGCATCTTTGGTTGGCGATGAACAAGAAACCGCGCCGCTGCGCAAGCTGCAAAACGATGAAATGGAATAACTTTAGCGCGATAAACCCAAACAAGCTTCGAGAATATCTTTCTCATGCGCCAGAGCCAGCCAAGCTAGCTGCTGATGAATGGAAGCGCATCACTGCTGCTGATAGCCCACGCGAAACGACGATTGATCGTTCTTATTCTCAGGAGTGAGTTTCACCTTGCCCCACTTCCTTCTCGGCCATATTCTACGTAACCAACGTCTTTCCATGGACTTATCTCATGTGGATTGGGGATTTTACGCGGAATCCCCACTACGATTATGCCCAGCATGGAGTCGATGTTCGGGGGCAATCGGTCTGGAATGAATGATTTAGGCGGACAATAGGTTGGATTACTGCCCGCCTTGGCAAAGACTTGCCGCCTAACTTCGAACATTTGCAAGAGAATGTTTTCGAACACCCAATAAGCCATGCCACGGTTGACCAGGCTCTGCGCGCCAGAACGTTTTATTCTTCGCACACGCCTATCTGTTGGCTTTTGGAAGTGCTCTAAGACTGAGCAGTTTGCCATTATTTGCTAAGCCTGATGGCCGTTTTTATTGATTACCGCTATTTGGGGCAAACTATCCCCCTCCCATGCGCCTTACGGTCGCCCCGCTTTATTCTGCGCGGTTCAGACCCTTGAGCCTGCAAGGGTACAGCCGCCGGATGGTTACACACCTGAATCGCTATGATTCACGCTGCAACTGCCCACCAACATCCTCAACTTTGGCTTGCTCGCCTCGCGGCTTTCTGCTACTCGTTTCGGCATTTACCTGCATCGCTTAACGGGCGACCGGCTTCGCATTGCTGCGGATGGCATCCGGCTAAAATTCTCGCATGTTACGCGGCCCTAAACTCTTCCGGGAGATTCAGAGCCGCCCAGCCAACGGACAGCATTCATGCGAATGGTCTGATTTTCAGTTAGTTAGGCTGGTGTGTCAAGAAGTGATGCCTTTACGATGTCTCTATTCCACGTGGAACTTTTGAGCGTTCGCGCCGAATGATGGCGTTGGCGATCACAGCGACTGACACGCCCTCATCTTCCGCACGTTGCAGCAGGTAGTCATAGTTCGCATCGTCCCATCGGATTTGATGGCGAGTTTTGGGAATTAGCTTAGATTGGCGACCGCGATTTGTGACAGGCAGGCTCACGCTATTTGTCCTTCTCTGGGGAAGAGGATGCGCCAGTACGATTCAACATCGCAGCCTGCAAGTCCATAAATCTGTAAAACTCTTTCGTAAGTTGGCCGAGCCTCACTTCTTCAGACTCTCCGCCCCATGAGGTGAAGGATTTGGGCGCGGAGTTCAACCAACTTCGCCTTGTCATCTTCCGTAGACCACTCGTTACCAGCCAGCCAAACCGCTGATTCGTAACGAGCCAGCAACTCCCCATGCCCCTGAACGGATGGGATGACCGCTTTGAACTTACATTCCGTTACGCAACCGCAGTCTGGGCCTTCTTTGGCGCACTTAACCAGATGATTATTTACTTGACGAAGGTAAGCCATTCTGCTATCCTTTGTTCATGGTAGAGCTAAACATCACGGTTTCTTCGGTTTACGTGGTTCCGGCAATGCGTTTCTCTCCCGCAACTTCTGCAAAAGCTCATTTCTCAGCCCTGCGGCCAGTTTTCGCGCAGACGTTCTCTGCAATGGACTCTTTGCTTTCTTTGGAGGCGTTTTAGCCATGACACTCCCTGAGGTTAATTCTCTCTATTCGACAGACGAACGGTGCCGCGAGTTGCTGAATAAATTGCGCTGGCCCTTGGGTGTTGAATGCTTGCGCTGTAAGAGCAAGAAAGTTTACGACCTTCCGACACAAAAGAAGTTTGAATGCGGCGAATGCGGTTATCAGTTTTCCGTTCTGACTCAAACGATTTTCAATGACACACATCTTCCGCTGGAAACATGGTTCATGGCCGTTCTGCTTCTCGTAGAAGCGCGCAAGGGCATGAGCGCGAATCAGATTAAGCGCACTCTTGGAATCAGCTACAAGACAGCGTGGTATCTCTGTCACCGTATCCGCAAGGCCATGGCATCCGCTGAAAAGCCGATGTTGGACGGAACGGTAGAAATTGACGAAACCTATGTTGGCGGAAAGTTTCGCGGTGGCTACAGTGGACGCGCAAAAAACAACAAAGAAATCGTGCTTGGAGTCCGGCAACGTGGCGGCGATCTCCGTTTCTTCCATGCGGAAGATGTGAAGTCCGGCACGCTGGCAAAATTCATTCAAGAGCACGTATCGACTGATGTTGAAGTCCTGATGACCGATGACTTCGGAGCATACCCCAATGCGATGAAACGCGCTGGACACGATGCGGCCAAACACAAGACCATCAATCACTCCAAAAAGGTTTACGCAGAAGGGGACATCTACACAAACACGGTTGAATCCGCATTCTCGCTGCTCAAGCGCGGCATCATGGGAACATGGCACAAGATCAGCGCGAAACACCTTGCGGCATACCTTGAGGAAATGACCTTCCGGTTTAACCGCCGTAAGAATCCGGATATTTTTGTCGATACGTTGCGCCATATGATTACCGCTGACCCTTTGACCTTCGAAAAATTGACAGAAGATGTCGCCTAAAAGCCAACGAAGAAAAGGTCTTCAAGGGCCATCTTACGAACTTGCCAAGAAGAACGCTCTTCTCCTTTAACTTTGAATATGCACTCTCCGTCATCATTGAGCGTAACCGTAGCTGCAAAGATGAGAATGTCATCTTTCTTGACAACAATCTGACCACCATCCAAAAAGAAGGCAACAGCGGAACTAATGCGATTACCTTGTCTCAACACTGTGAAACTGCCGCTCGAAGGGACAAACTTAAATCCGTAATAGCGATCTTCCGGGCGTAGATCATTACGAATTAAAACGTCACTCTCAATTTCAAGTTTCAACTTTTCAAACATCTGCATTGCTGAACATTCAGCTCGCACTGCAACCCAATTAATATTCCTGTTTTCCATTACCGCTCCCTCTCTCTATATGATTACTGCCGATCCGCTGACGTTTGAGAATCTGACGGCTTAGGCTGATCCTTTTTGGCTTCAGCAGCTTTTTTGTCGTCATTATCTTTTCTTACTCGCGCAGTAAATTTCGCGGTTTCCCTTTGCGCTCGGGCGATGCCACGTTCGGTGACTTTGCGATTCTTTTGGTAGATGTCATCGATGTCTGCAATATGGTGCGGTTCGATCATGTACGATACCCCAACCCCAGCTCCTATAACGATCATGTCTGTGGCCTTGCCCACTCCAGGTGCTACTTCTGCCCGTTTTTTCGCAGCATAGGTCAAAATCAATGTGTCATCGAATGATCTTTTGGGGTTATGGCCGTAGAACATTAATTGTGACTCCGCATGAGCTTTGCCATATCCGATTGCAGCGAAGCCAACGCTACTCAAATATGACAATTTATCTCTTTCTGTCGTGTAAAGCTGGGTGTAGATTTGTTCCTCACCAGTGGGACCAAGAGGGCCATCATGATCAATCCCAATGAATATTGCTTCTTCTATGGAAGGGAGTTCGTATTCAATAAGTTGATTGGCAATCTTCTCCACTTGCTCGGGGTGCATAGAAGATTGTTGACCCAAAAATGATTGCAAGGTTAGGCCAAGCGGATACAGTATCGCGGCTTCGGCTTTATCTCTCCGCAACTCTCGGTATTTCTTGCAATAGAGTGAAGCTACATCCTTAACCCTCATCCACTTTTTAGTATCTGCCAAAATCCATGTCTGCGTTTCTTTGTTAACTTCTTTCAGAATTTCGGCCTGTGTCGCCATGTCCCCGGCTACAAGAGCAAAAATCGAAGGCGAGAACCGCCACAGCTTTGCGGTCTCGGGCTCAAATTCCACATCTCCAGCGGTCAACATACGATCAGATGCGCCAATAATGAATGAATAGTCTGCTATTGCGGCTACACATACAGTCACGGCTTTCCTGCTTTCTTGCCGTTTTGGTTTACGATGTTTACGAGACGGCTTGACGCTCAGGCTACCCCTCATAGGGCACCTTCGTCAAGTATATAATCCTGCTTAACCAAATACCCCTCTGGTTCGGCGGCGGGTTCGTAGGTGTGACCGCCAAACTCTTCCCGTGTTCCGTGGTGTACACGGTTCGATTCCTCCGCGCCACACCGGCAAACCTTTCTCTCATCGCTCATCGCGGCCTCCGTGTTCACAACGGCTCTCCCGGCTCCGTCCCTTCGGCTGGAGAGGGCGCGAGTCTGCGGAGGAGTTCGGCGCGGTAATTTTCAATAACTTGTAAATCTGCACCTGGATAATCGTCACAAATAGACGACTCAAATCTCGATACCAGTTCGGCCCCCGTCATCTTCTTCACGTCGCTCATGGTCGCCTCACCGCAAGTTCTTTGATTCTCTGTGGCGGTTCGCCACAGCCCGGCATAAATTCTGGCTCACCTTGGAGAGCCTCTGCTTGTTGCTCCTCAAAGCATTCATTGTGCATTCGCCAGTTTTGCCATTCGCCATCGAAGACGCCCTTGTATTGTTTATGCTGTTCGCCAATGGGAATACGCCAGCCACACCACTCGCAGGTGTACTGCTTCCGCGCAACTGGGCTAAGTGTTTCGCCGAAGTCGCTCATGCTTTCTCCTTCCCTTCCGAGGGGCGGGCCCCCCACTCACGTAATTTCCTCCGGCGCATTTGCACGGTGTTAATTAGCAGATCACGGTAGGCGCGAATGCCATGGTCGCAATCCTTGCTGCCCCCTGCCGAAAGCATCAGCTTTGCCGCACGGCGAATAACGGTGATGTTTAGTTCTGGGCGAATGTATCTCACTCGACTTTCTCCTTTGTGGCCTGCTCGATTTCAAACCTGATTTTTACCTGCAACGGCGCTTTGTCGATTCGCGGCCTGTCCTTTCGATCCCACGTTCCGCCGCCGCACAATCCAACGCATCTCCATCCTGCTGCCGTGAGACTAGTTCCCGGTTCGCTGCTCAGAATGTAAGTAACCAGCTTCCGATAGCCCATCGCCCTCGCAGCTCGCCAGCTTGCCGCATACAGCATTGAGCAGGCATTCTTGGTTCCGTCCGTTGCCAGCCTGACTACTTCAGCAGTCCATCCGTCATCCAACCGTCGCGCTACTGGCCTGCCCACAATCGAAACGCCTATGACCTTCTGCCCATTTGAGAGCGCAATGGCGAATTTGCCGCCTTGCGGAGCACGATGATGCCGATGAATCTGGCGTACAAACTCACGGGCATCACGCAATGAGATGGGGCAGAGCATCACTTCTTGGTACCCTCCTTGGCCTGCTGGGACGCTGGGGGAGCGAGGCTTAGTTGCAACATCGCTACACGAACCTTCCGCACAATAAACTCCAAATCGCTCGGCTCATTCAAGGCGAATCCTTCCCATCCGCTTCCCAAGGCTTTGATTATTTCGCTTGTCTCCGGCGGCACCCATCCCTCGCTCCCTGCTGCCACGGAGCAACAGCCTTGCTCTCGCAGGTAGCCGGAGATTCGCGGGACAAATGCTTTCGCGTAATTCGTAATGTCCTGCGGGTTGGAGCAATGACCCATTACGATCTTGACGATGCCAAGCTCCCTGATTTCCTGGATTTGCTCGCCCGCATTTAGCTCTGCCATTTTCTGATCTCCTTGCGCAGCGTATCTGCGAATATTCCGCTCCCATTGTTCCGCACGAGTGCATCAGCCTTCTCCAGCAGGGGCAGAAGCTCGCTCCGTAAAATATCGTCGCAATGCCTAATGCTTAACTTTTTATGTTTCACTGCATCTGCGAGCAGCATATTCGTAACGCGCCGCAGCCCCTTCTCAAACTCATCCGACATGAGTGCACCTCCCAATTACTTTCTAAAATCTTTTTCTTTGCCAAAGTCGTGCTCCGTTGAAACGATCTTCTGGGTCCCTACCCGGCAACCACGGAGCGAAGTGGTTGCTCTACTGCGCCCTTCTTCCAAAGCTGCTCCAGTGCCTCAATATCGCCGGGCTGGAGATGCTTGATGCTGAAACTTTCCAGAATCTCTTGCACTGAGTTGTAATAAGTTGCCCATGGCTTACCGGGATAGCGACATCCGTGAAACACCGCCGTTACTGCGCTGATTGCATCGCGTATTCTTGTACGGGAAACTTCTTGGTTCTGGTGAATCCTGTCCGCCTTTTGCGCCTCGCGGTGATTTTCATATCGTGTTCGATGGTCACGCCTCACGCCGATTTCATGTACCACACAGAGCTTTTGATCTGCCGTGGCCTCGCGGATGATCGGCGGCCGCGTCTGCCTGATGCTCTGCGTTGCCGCGCTGTAAGCGAGCAGACCCCATCCTTCAGGTAGTTCGGTCGGAGACATGGGAAGATCGTTTGGGATGGCGAGGTAAGCTAGATTTGTCGGCGGCTGCTGGCCCCATTTCTTGTCGCCACGAAAATCAGCGCGCGATGTTTTGACTTCCACCAGCGCAGTCATCAACTGCTGCCGTTCGTTGGCAAGCGCATACCACGCCTCAACTTCTTCCCGCTTCTCCCATTTGGGCTTTCGCGGCAGCAGTCTCAGTTCCTGTAGTTCGGTTTGTGTCGGAACAATGACGCCCGCCAGATCGGCGATCCAGCCCTCACACACGTACACCTCGGTTTCTACGGGCTTGAAGCCGCGCTCATCAAGCCAGCCGTCAACCGCATCAGTGACCTTGTGTGTGAGTTCCGTCTTGTTCCGGTCCTGCATCCTTGCTCTCCTTCAGAACCTTACCCGGCTATCAGTCGTGCGCTGTGGCAATCGAAATCAAAATCTCCCGTTCGCACTCTGGTAATCGCTCGCCGTCAAACTTCCCGCAATAGTCGTACGGATGGAAGCACATCGAAGTCGGCCACCATGATCCTTCCCGGCCAAACATCTTCCACATCACAACATTTGCCCAGCACACGCCCGAATGGTCGTTGATCCAGTTCAGCAACTTCCATGGCGTGATGTGCCGCAAGCACGGCGGAGGGGTCAAGAGCCAACTGCCTTCATCGCCGCGCTTAACGTAATCTTGCAATAACCACCACGCCCGGATGCGCCGAATTACTTCTCCCATATTCCCTTCGCTTTCTTCGCAATCATCAGCGCCAATTCTTCATTGAGCAGGCTTAATCTGTCTCCGCAGAATCCCGAAAGCCATTCCAGAAACTCATCATGCTTACGGTATTCCTCTAACCCTTCGTGTACTGCTATGAGGTCTGCTCTTGGTATGGTCATGCGCGTTGCTCCAATGCCCGATGAATCACGTTTAGCTTTTCTGGCCTGCGTTTAGCATGCGCAAACTTTGCATATGTCCCGCTCCGGTTGATGTCTTCGCGGGCGCTCCGAATGTTCATGCCAACAATTTCAGCGATGCGCGAGAACGTATTTCTATGAATGCCTAAATCTCTCGAGGCCGCACACTGATTGCCATTGTTTCGCATCAGCGCCTCCATCAAGAGACGTTTCTTGTAATCGTTTATCAAAATCTCAAATACTGTCATTGGCCGGTTTCCCGCTAGAAGGCCGCTCAAGGGGAACGGCCTCCCGGCTTCGAGTTCAAACTTTCGTGTTAACGATTAGGAAACTCTTTCCTTTCCATAGAGTGACTGCTGTATTAGTCCGGTTACACCAATTATGTGAGCATCTTATCGGCAAACTTCTTGGAGCTGGTAGCTCGTATATGTCGCGCCAAATCTTTCAACGCTATTTGCCCGCGTTCTGATTTTCCTTTCAGCTTTCCGCTTTCCACGCCGTCACAAAACTTACGCAAAACATCGGCAAGCATGTAAAACTTTTCGCCAGCCAATTTGCGGCGCTTGAGGTCTTCGATTTCGCGGCGCTGTTTGGCGTCCTCGGTTCGCGCCTCCGGCGTAAATTCCCTAATTTTGGCAATCATCGGGACAAATTCGGAATATCCACGCGCTCGCCGCACCCCTTCCGCGAATCGGTTAAATCCAACACGTTCACATTCATCGCGCCAATCCTGCAAATAAGCTTTCTCGGTTTCCGGCTCAAGTTTCTGGTGTGGATAGCGAATCACCGTTTCCCGAAAAAGCTGCCTGACCTCAGAATTCCATTTTGTCGATGCCATCTAGCCGCTCCTGCAACGCGCTTTTTTTCTCGTTGCCGTTCACGCTAACCTGCACTACCCATTCACTTGGGTCATCGTTGAATCCGTCTCCGTTCAGCCATGTGCTCATGTACGGAATGTATTTTTTTTCTTTACGCGCTCGCTCACATGCCGCCGCATATTGAATCACTCGCTGCAAAATAAATTCCGCCGAATCGACCAAATTTGCTTTCTGTTCCTTAGAAACTCTCTTAACTGCTGAAAGAAAAGACTTCTTAGCTGTTCTTTTCTGTAAGTGCCTTGGATAGTACTTATAAGAATTAATAAATAACTCTCCCAAGGTGTCATTAGACTCTAGGCAAACATGTCCATGTGCTTTGTTTTCTACCGCTTCCATCGCAAGTTTTTGTCCTTCAATGAAACTCAGTAGGCCAGAATGACAAAGCCACTGTTCGCCGTTTTCATCCTTGACCTTGAAGCAAGACACCACTAAGCCGCCATGTGTTTCCCAAAAGCTCTTAGTGCGCGCTCCAGCAAGCATCCAAAGGTTGGCGTCCAATCGCACTCTTAAATCCTTCTCAAAACAAAGATGTCGAAAAATTCTATAGAACCAGCCGAGCTGAAAATCCGTCAGCTTGCTCAGCCGGTCAGGATCAATCAGTGAACCGAAAAATTCTCTGACTTGAACATCTACCGCCAATTACCCTCCACTACTTCGCCTCCGCCTGCTCGGGCATTTAGACTGCTGCTCCCCGATTAAATTTCCTGAATGTCGATGTTGTGAATAGCTTTCATTAACTTTTTCTTCAGTCTGTAGGCAGGCGTTTTGAACCCTTTAGCATCCTCTGTAATTTCGCACCAGTCTCCGTTGTCGCTTTGGCATTCGTAAAAAAAGTCTGCCTCATAGGTGCAAATCAACGTACCGTTTACCTCTAGCGGCCATCGCAAATCTTTTTTATCCCAAATAAGACCGCGTATAATTCCTTGCTGTTCCAAAAGCTTAAGATGTGAATACCTCGTCGCCTCACGCTTGCTGGCAAAGCGCACGTTATCCACAATCGTCGGAACTGCTCCATACTTGCTGCGGGTTATGCGGCGGGGCATCGGCCTTAGTCCCTCAGTTCGCTCTCGGTTGTGTTTTCGGTTTGTCGATCTCGTTCAGCAGCGGGGTTGCGCGTTTCTTGAGCAGTGCTTCCGCGAAGCGTTCGAGGTCTTTCTTGTAGCAGCCATGCCGCGTTACGATAGCCTGAAATTCTTCGATGTCATGCTTGACGGTGCGCCAGACTTGACGGCCCTTGTTGTCATACTTCTTCTCAAAGTCTTTATCCAGAGCAGGGGCAGCGTGGCAAAGCTCGTGGTCGATAAGTGCGCGTTTCTTTTCGACCGTAAATTCAGAATCGTTCCAGATTTCTTTGTTGAGTAGGATGACGAAATCCCATTCGGCCAGCTCTTTTTGGAGATCGGATGCCTTGACGCAGCGGCCTAGAACAAGATGACCGTCAACATCAGGCTTGAGAGCCTTGCGCCACGCCAAACAGATTTTGGCAGTATGTAAATCTTCATGGAATTTGTCGCGCACTTCAGCAAGTAGTTTATACGGCTCAGAATTGCCGTTCGGGTTGATGAGTTCGTAATTTACCTTCTTCGGTTTCTTCATCTGCATCTCCTTTTAAAATTTCGGGTTCCGTTATCCACGGCCCCGGCTTAGTTCCAAGCCTTCTGTACCTTCGCCGCGCTCCGCAAGCTAAACACTTCTGCCAACCTCGTTGCGGCCAAGTAACTTGCCCATGAACGCAGCCAAACCATTTCACTTAATCAGCCTCGCCACTCTCGCCCAAGCCGCAGCCCACAGGCTCAACTTAGGTTCATCAGCGGGAAGGATGCGCAAAAACGGGGATTCTTCGTGTGGCGTAACTATTTCTGGCCTGACCTTGTAGAGCAAAATCTGGTCATGCAGGCTCACGCCCTGAAGACGTTCTAGCTTGCGGTATTCGAGTTCAAAGGTGTTCATGCGATCACACTTTCCAGATTTCTTCGGCTTCCTTTCAGCAGATTGCAATAGCTATGAGCAGGCTGAAGGTTTGATTCTGAATGGTCTTTGCATCCGCCCATTTTGCCTGGAATGATGTGGTCGGCCACCAAGTCGTCCCATGTGTAAATAGACCGTTTGCAGACGCCACACTTGAGCTGCCCAAACTTCTCATTCCACCACTTCGTTCGCATCCGTAAGCTAATTGAAGCCCAGTCCTCAGCCGCGGGAGCCGAGGTAAACAACTCAGGCCGCTTTCTCCGCGGAGCACCGCGCTTTCTTGGGATTCGGGTATAGCGGGTCATGCTGATTTAACATCCTCGTTCATTTGTGGGCACAGGTCATAAAACGGATGCCCATCTTCTTCTACGCGAACGTAATGTTGCTTCTTACAATCTGAGCAATAATGACCTCCGCAGGCGCACTTAGAGAGACATCTGTCGCAATAGTCCCCTCCGCATTCATCGCAGCCTTCGTCAAAACACTCATTCCTGCATCCATCGCAAATAGTCATACGCAGTCCTGCTCCGTAATCTGAAGTTCTGCATCAAATTCTGGATACTGGCCTCTGGCTTGCCTTACGCTGGCACGCAGCTTGTCCTCTAGGCTGTAGTTTTTGGCGTTGCGTTTAATCTGCTCGAACTCGGCAACCACTTCCTCAAGGAAAATGATTGCCTGCTTCTCTTGCTCGGCAATCTTCTTTTCGTCACGATCAACGCGCACGATTAGCATTTGCAGATCCTCAGGCAGGCGAGGATCAAAGCTGGTGAAGTCACAATACTTGGCTTCTGGGCCAGCGCACGCCAGCTGCCATGTAATTTGCGGTATGTATTCTGATGGGACAACGCCATCACGAAGGTATTCAAGGTGCGTAATCGTGTTCGGTACCTTAATCTCAAGCAATCCTTCGCCATCAATCAAGCCATCAGGAGAAGCACCACAACGATCTAAGGTCGGATGCAACAAAAATCCAATCAGGTCAACTGAAACTTTCTGGCGTAGCTCATACTCAGCTCTAGCTTGGGCTTCGAACTCTATGCCAAACTCCATAGCAGGAGAAACATAATGTTCCACTGCGCGGCCAGTTATAAGCTCCTGCAAAAGCTCTAACTTCATCTTGGCTCGCTTTCCCGATTCCTTGCCATTTTTGTTGAATGAGCACGCGGCTGCGATGCGGCAAGAAGTCAACATGCCCTTTCTCGCCTCAAGCCATTCAGGGGATCGCTGGATCACATCTAGGATTTGCACGCTTCCCTCCTGCTTTCATTCCATCCGCCTGGAACGATAGGAACGGCTAGGGCACGATATATCTCCCACCCCAAGCGGTTTATCCGGCTATGAATTATTTTGTATGGCAAGCGCAAGTTGCGACAGGCTTCAGCGAGAGTTAGGCGCTCCCCTGCAAGTTCAACATAAATACAGTTGCGTTTGTTTGTTGACTGCTCCTGCCTAGTCGCCCAGCGACAGTTACCCGGTTCATAGTTGCCGTCATTGTTGATGCGCTCAATTGTGTGCAGGGGAGAAGGGCGTTTACCCATATCTTCTAGAAAAGCCTCAAATGAATCCCATCTTTTGCAGACCGTTATGCCCCTTCCCCCGTAATCCGCATATCTGGGGTGACGGGGATTGTTGCAGCGCTGTCGAATCTGAACTAGAGAGTTGCGAAACTTAGCCATTTCCGGGTCTCTTTCGCGCCATCTCCGGCCAGCATCAGCGCTAGCCTTCCTGCGTTTTGCTAAATCTGCGTAAGGCATTAGTCCTCACCAGCCTTCCGCAATTCCGCCTTTTTGGTGTCCTTTGCTCTGACGATTCGCAGCATGGCCTGGCCGTCTCCCGTGGCCTTGGCTGCTGCGTAAGCGTCATCGTAAATCTTCTTCAGTTCTGCAAGGGTTGAGCAGTTTTCAATCCATTCCAGGCGCTCGTTCAATTCGGCGAAGGTTCCGTTGGAGAGATTGCCGTCATTGTCATCTTCCCCAATGGCGACGTTGAAGATCATCTTGAGCAGGTAGCGCATCCCATAGCTTCCGGCTGAACCTCTGGCATGCGTCTTGGTCATCACGTCACTGCCCTTGGCACCTTTGCCGTCTGCTGGCATGTCATAGTGATATACGCGAGTGTGGCCGCCGCGAGAGAGGTAACAGCGAACGCGAACCATCTCCACTTCGGGTGGGATACTGGGATCGGTGTCAAATGAAAGGCTGAAACCGTGCTTCAGGTAAATGGGACGCAGGGCACCGTCAAGCCGGGAGTAGGTCGCATATTTGCTGTGAGTGCTCGGGTTATCGGCGTTGGGAACGATGCGACCGCATTCCTTCTGTGCGAGGTTCAGGGCATCATTAAACTCAAGCTCTGCCTGAAATGCACGCTCCTGCCTCACTAAAGCTGCAATGCGTTCAATCACATCAATCGCCGCGTTGTTGTGCAGGGCAATCGAAAGCAGTTCAACGGGAGTGGGCATTCGGCGCTGCATTCCATCGGTCATAGGCTGTAAATCAAGTTGCTGGGTTGCCATAAATTCCTTTCAATTCGGCAAATCGTTTTCGTCACACGCCGCTTGCAACAAGCAGCGAATAAACTGCTCACAGTACATGTCTTCCATGGCGTCTACTGCTGCTTCGCCACCAAATAGAGCAGCCCATCTGCGGTAATGCACTTCAGGGAAGTTGCTGCGTTGCCAGCAGTAGCCTCGATAAGTAAGCTCGTTGATTACAGGCGTATGGTTCATGCCTCGTCTCCGTTGTATTCGGCCATGCCGTGATACTGAAGGCGCATCTCAAAGTCGATACGCTCGCTGGAATACTCCATTTCCTCGCGTTCTTCTTTCGATCTGACGATGCTCTTTCTCTCTGGCAGGATGGAGATGGTCATGCACAAGGAAGGAATCCTCGCCCCAGCAACGGCTCCATCCATCTCGCATTGAGCAGCCGATAAATTGCTACTCAGGCCAGATGCTTCAAAAAGTGGCAGGCTCTCTGCCTGTGGGCATATCTCGGCTCCGGTTTCAGGGTCGCGGTAGGTCATAGAATCACTCCGCTAACCAAACGGCATATTTATTGTTGGCGAGTTTGCTGGTGTGAACCTTCACCCCTAGTAAACGCATACGGGTGTACAGGTTGCTCAGAACGCCTACATATTCAACCGCTTTGCCTGCGGGGAGTTTTTTAAGCGCCTCCAGCATTTCCGGATATTTGTTGTGTGGCATACGCTTCGGAGCATCAATTACTTTGAATTCATTCGTATCGGCCATTCGCACCCCTCAACCTCAGAGGGGTGCGCTAAAATGAAGGCGATTCGTTTATCGAAAGTGGCTCAGCAAGTTTGCCGATAGTGACCCGTATTCCTAAACCGCAGGTCGCAGGTTCGACTCCTGCCAGGGCCTTAGAACTTCGATTTACGAAAGCATCTCACGATAGCGCACCACGTTGGTTAACTGGCTTTCATGCCTTCAGCCTCAGCAAACCGCCTGAGGGCCATTTGGAGAATTGCTGTTCTGGTTACCCCATGCTTCCGTTGTCCCTGAGTGAGAATTTCTATGTCCTCAGGTCGGGGGGTGAACGAAACTTTCACGGGTAGCTTGGGGTTTTTCTTTGCCATTTCGGACTCTATACTACTCGATTGTATTACGCTGTCAAGGAAAAAATGCGGGGCAACGGAATCAACATTTTGAGGGAGTTCGGAACGAGTTTTCCTCATGCCTTTTTCCGTTCGAGCACATCAACGGCCTCCCTCAGAACGGACATGGTTGGTTTATAATAGCGGCGAGTCATTGCTTGGCTGTGGCCGAACAACTTTTCAGCGGTATGGACGCACAGGCAAGGATACGGAAAGGCAAGCGGAACCCTTCTAATAGCGGGCATCGGAAACGCGGAAAGCGGGCTAATTCTTAGCCCGCTTTTGTTTTGCGCCAGTAAACCTAGAATGCCATGTTCGTTACTAGAACCATAACAAATCATGGCAAAATGTCATGAATATAGGTGCCGAAAATAAATCTATGAATTAAGCATGGCAGAGGGGTATAATTCTGAGTGTTT